CCGCCGCCGAAGCCGAAGCCCGTATACCGATTCGTCTGCGGAGTCTCGTTCGCGACACCCGACACTCCGAACGCGGAGAGTTGGTGCCGCGTCGGCGAGTTGTTGTAGTTGATCGTGAACGTCGTACCCGACGCGATCTGCGCATCGACGGCGTAGATGCGGATAATCGACGCCTGACCGTTGAAGCCGCCCGACCAGAACCGCATCCCATAGTCGGGCCGCAGAAGCGCCGACCCTCCCGTAACCGATGTGATGGTCGTGTCGCCGGCGAGACGAGTCGAGCAGAAGATAAACAACGTGTCGCCCTGCGGAACGTTCGCGTTCGTCGTGATCGTGTCGCTCGACGAAGTCGCGGTACTCGTGACGGTCGCAGCCGCCGAGTATGGAGTGCCGATCGCCACTCAGGAGAGGCTCTCCACCGTGTAAAGATGCGTCGTCAACGTATTCGACGCCGAAGCCGCCGACCACGTCAGGTAGGTACCGAGGTTCTGGACGACCTCCGTGTTGTAGCCAGCCGACACGGCGGGCGCCGACGCGGGCACCATCTGGCCGACCTTCGTGTTCGTCGCCGCATCCGTCACGGTGAGCTCGCCGATTCCCATCACGTTCGCCGACGTCGCTCCGAGAGTCTCCGCGCGGACCGCGATATCGACTTCGAGCCGCCAGATCAGGTTCGACGCACCCGACGCACTCGTGATCGCCGAAGAGGCACATACGACACCATCCGCGTTCGTCCCCGCCGACCCGAGATGTACCTTAAACGTCAACGTCGGAGTTACCGTCGTCGAGAACTGGCCCCACGCGCGGATCCTGAGACACCGCGTCAACCGGAGGTACCTGGCCGGGAGGACGAGGTTCGGGGCGAGCAGAGTCTCCGTCGTCGTGTTCGCGACCGCAGTCCCGGCCTGCGTCTCGAATTGGATCGCTTCTACCCAACGATTCAGGCTCATGAGACGACCACCTGGACGATCCCACCCGCCGCCCACTGGATGGTGAAGTTCGCGGATGACACGGTCTGGTCTCCACCCATGTCGACGTAGCTGAGAAGTGGCCTAGTCGCGTCGGTGCCGGGCGTCGCGTCATACGTCACGCCGATCCGACACGTGAACGAGGCGGTCGTCCATGTCGCGTCGGCGCCGTCGAGGTTCCACGTGTTCGTGCCTCCGACATAGGCGCTGGTGAGAGGAGAGATCGCGGTGCCGGTCGCGGTGTAGTTCGTGCCGGACACCTCATTCGTGACATTCGACTTGTATTTGTCGGTGTCCTGGTTCGGGACGTAGGTCACGGTCGTCAGCATCGTCTTGACAGAGTCGGTGTCCCAGTCGGCCTCTTTGTTCGACATCGTCACGAAGCTGAGGCCATACCAGAGGTGGGTCACAGCCACTGGTCAGCCCTCCTCTTCGAAGCGCTGATAGATGACGGGGCGTCCCTGGTGCATGTAGAGGATGAACTGGGGCGGAGATTCATCCACGTTCGGTTCTAGTGCCGTGGCTTGAGCACCGGCGGGACCAGGATTGATGGTGACGTCCCCGGTGCCGTTGGCGTCGGGTTCCATGATGGGCGCCTCCTCGGCGTCGGGGATGGAGCATTCGCGTGCAATGTCGCGGTCGGAGCGAGGATCACGACGTCCTGTCCGGCCGCGGCGAGTTCGGGCTGTTCACGGGTTGCTTTGGTGCCGTGAGCGTAGGTTTGGAGTTGGTCGCTGGATTCGGTGCGGACGACGTGGACTTTGGGGCGGTGCTCGCCGGCGTAGCGGTGGAGTTTGGCGATGTCTTTCGCCATCGAGAGCGCGTCACGCATGTTCCGTCGCACGTCGAGGACGGAAGGTTGGGAACCGTCCTGCGGTTCGAGCACGACGCGCCACGCCATCTAACTAAGCACCACGTAGGGGACGCGGAACGCAGTCGTAGGCGACGCGATCGTTCCTGGTGCTGTCGCCGTCAACGCCGAGCCGCTGGTTTGGGCTCTGATCACCTGTCCGGTCAGGACCACGTCCGCCATGTTCAGCGTGCCGGAGCTCTGGCACATCAAGCTCGGAACCGTCGTCGCCTTGACCATGAGCGCGGCGTAGTAGATGCCTTCTGCGGTGATGAGCTGAGAACCACCGTTTGTGGAGAGGGCATAGGTCAGCGGCGTGTTCGCTGCGATCGCCGCGGAGGTTCCGTCCGTCGACTGGCTCATGAGGACACCACCGGGCGTGTAGAGCGCCGCCCACTGGTTCGTCATCGTCGCGCCGGCGGTCGCTCCGACCATGAACGTGATGTTCGTGACGCGGTCTCCTGGGTAGAGCGGCACGCCGACGCTGGTCATGACCTGCGTGACGAGCGCCGCGGCCTGGTCTGAGAACGTTCCCGACCGTCCTGGCACGTTTTCGCGGTAGAGCCGCCCACCGTTCCAGAGGCCAGTGTTTGGATCGATCTGTTCGGGGTGCGGCATCTCGACTATTCCCCGGTCGACGCGGCCCTGGCGCGCGTCTTCGCTGGGACGGAGCCGCCGTTCAGCTTGATCTGCTCCTCAACCTCTTTCGACCGATCGTTGCCGCGGGCTCGGAGCAGAGTGAGTTCGTTCTCAAGCGCCGAGAGGTGCGCCTTCCATTGCTCCTCATCATCGAACCACGCGGGGAAGTCCTGTTTCGCCATTGTCCTCCTCCTCAGAGGGGTTGTTGGGGGCAGGCCAAAACCTGCCCCCAACTAGTGGGTGGATTAGAAGCCGCTCACCGGGATCAGGCCGGTACCGGAGACGATCGAGATCATCTTCGCCTGGCGGCTCGTGGTGGCGTAGTAGCCGTACATCACGAACTGGTACTGGAGGTTCGCAATGCTGGTCTGGTCAGCGACCTTGAAGCGCGGCGCGCTCTCCCAGAAGTCGAAACCGCGGCGGTTGAGCAGCACGAGCCGAGACTCGTTCGTGCCGCCGCCGAGGTTCGTCGGCATGTTCGCATCGATGCAGACGGGGATGCCGCCGATGTTCCCGACGACTCCGTTCCCGCTGTCCGTCAGCGATCCATCTCCGGCGACGTTCACGCCGGTGCCGACGGTGAGGTAGAGCGGCCTGGTCTGCGAGTCGAGGCCGGCGAGGATGTTGTACCAGATCGACGGATGCGTGACCGCGAAGTCGGTACCGACGAACGCGTTCTTAGCGATCTGGCTGGCACCCTGCGCCGTCGGGAGGTAGAACTCGGCGCCCGTCGGCGTCGCGTCCGTGTACGTCACGGTGTTCACTGACGCGACGTTGAGGATGCCCTTCGCGTTGGCGACGTTGCCGGTGATCGCCGACGTGTCGATCGCCGTGTTGTACGCGAAGGTGAGGTCCTGCATGATGACCTGGTCGGAGATCGGGCCGAGGTCGACGAACTGGTACGACGCGATCGTGCGGCCAGCCTCCGTCTGGACCTGCGCCGTCACCGAAGTCGTGACGAGGTCGGTGTTCGACACGGCGCCAGCGTCCGTCTGCACCGCGACCGACGAGCCGGTCGTGATCTTCGGGAAGTTCAGGCTGTTCGTGTCGGGCGGGAGATCCGACGTGCCGAGCGCGTTCAGGAACGGTCGGCCGGCACGCAGGAGCGGCGCGTACTGGTCGACGTACCAGACGGGCGGCACGAACTCGCCGCCCGACGTTGCGGACTGGTTCACGCCGGCGGCGTGCATCCGCGTCGCGGAGAGGTTCTCCTTCGCGTAGTCGTCGAACTCGCGGTTGTTGCGGGCGAGCCGGTCGAACGCTTCGCGGTCGGTCGCGGCGCGGGTCAGGTCGCGGAAAAATCCGACCTTGACGTCTGGGCGATAGGTGAGCGCCTCCTTGCCCACCTTGATCTGCCCGGTCGAGTCGATCGTCGACTCGTTGGGGAGGTCGCGCGGGATGTGCGCCTTCTGTTCAGCGATCTTCTCGAGGGTAGACACGTCGAATTCGGCCTTCGTGAACGCTGCCGACGCGGCGTCGAAGTCGGTCTGCGCCTTCTTCGCGGCGTCCTCGTCGGCGTCGTCGACGCCGATCAGAGCGTCGAGAGCGTCGGCGGCGCTCTGCATCGTGGCGAGCGCCTGGTTTCTCCGCTCGATGGCGGCCTTCAGCTTGGGATCCATCACTCCTCTTTCCGTGGCTAGGTGATCTGCGCGATGCGGATTCTGCGCCGCATCGCAGCGACCCGTGCTTCGAGGTCGCTCGGGGTCGTGGGTTCCAACGAGACGAGCCGCGTGATCCGCTCACCGAGCAGCACGAGGCGTTCCCGCTTCGCCGCCGTCAACGGGCGGCCTTTAGCGACGAGCTCATCGGCCATGCACAGCACAGCATCGATCTCGTCTACGAGCGAGGAGCCGCCACGGACGGACTCCCCGGATTCGGTCTTCGTCACAGCTTGCGCGACTTCGCGGCCGTCGAGATGGACCTCGATGGTCTCGCTCTTGAGTGCCTGTGTGCCGCTGGGAAGCGCTGCGAGGCCGGCAGCGCGCATGATCGTCTGCTCCAACGTGGCGACGCGGTCAGCGAGCCCTTCAGCGACCGCGGCCTGCGCAGGCAGGATCCGACCTTCGCCGAACCCTCCGCGGACATCCTTCGCCTTCACGCCACGACCGGCGGCGACATCATTCGTGAACATCGCATACGCCGAGTCGACGAGGCTCTGGATATGAGCGCGCGCCTCATCCGATAGAGGCGCGTTGCGGTTCGCTTCCGTCTTGTATTTCCCGGCCGAGATGAGCGTCGTCTTGACGCCGAGGCGTTCCTGCGCTGCGGAGAGGTCGTCGTGAGCTGCGAAGACTCCGATCGACCCCGTCAACGAGGATGGAGACACGGCGACCTCGTCGGCCTGCGCTCCGAGCCAATACGCCGCCGACGCCATCATCGTGTTCGCCACGGCAAGCATCGGCTTGCGACCCCGATTCGCTCGGATATATGCCGCCGTCTCCGGGACGAGGTCGGTCAATCCGCCAGGCGAATCGACGTCGAAGACGATCGACCCGACGTCTGGATCCTGCATCGCATCCGACACGGCGAGCTTGATGTCGGCCGCGCTCGTTCCGCCGCTGATCTTCGACATGAGGTCAGCCTTCGGGACGATCGTCCCGTAGATCGGGATGACAGCGACAGCTCCCGCTTGGACGGGTTTCCGCTGCGACGGGCCCGCGCCGATCCGTTCGATGATCTCCTCATCGGAGAATCGTTCGCCCGACGCGCGGAGCAAGACGAGTTCGCGGATCGCTTCGAGCGTTCCCGGCAACACCGCCCACGGCTTCTCCATCACGAGTTTCTGGATCTGGGGATACGCCTCGCGCTGAGCGGTGGCGTCACTCATCGTGTCTTCCTCCATTCTGCGACAAGGCGCGCTCCAAAAGGGACATCTGATCATTCATCGGTGCCGGCGGCGCGGGTGGTTGGTTCGGAGCGCCGCCGACTGGCGTCTCCTGGTAGACCTTCCCCGCGCCATCCGGCAAGGGCGGCAACCCGATCACGAGGGCACGCGACTCGTCCTTGTTCATCGAGCCGTCCTGGACCATGTTGTGCGCGATCGTCGCCAGCGTCGACGTGTCGGCACGGAGAAACTCGGACGCGTCGAAACGGGGATACATCGCTTTATCGGGGAAGATCGCGCGGTCAGCAGCGAACGCCCGCTCGATACGCCGCATCCGCGGCGACAACGTCCAGCTATAGAAGATCCCGCGCGGCATCTCCAACGTCGGGAACCGTTCAGGAGACGCATCGGCATACAAGAGGAACGCGGGATAGATCCCGAACGCCCGAGCGACGTCCTGGGCTATCGCAACCGTGAGCTCCGCCGCCTGCGCATCCGTCAACGTCGGATTCATCGCCTTCAACGTCGCGCCGCCCCACAACATCCCGAGATTCGACTTCCGCCGATTCACGACCCACGACAGCGCGAGATCGTCGCGCCCATCCTTCGTCGCCGGCGCGTTCTCGATCACCTGCTCAACCGTCCCATCCCGATCGAAGTAACGGCCGCGGAACTCCTCCGCCTGGCGCCCCCATTTGAACGTCTGGTCATGCATGTTGAGCGTCGACCATCCATCCGCCGACGCGTGGCCGGCCCAACTCCGGATCACGGTCACGTTCTGGGTGACATCGACGAGTTTCCCATTGTGATATCCGACGACTTGGCGAGTATCGGGTTGGCCCTTGATCTGGAAATAGCCGGGGTCGAGCGGCCACAACTCGATCACCTCGCCACGCGGGTCCGTCACCTTCCACACGAACGCTGCCGTCGACGTCTCCACCGCCGCCGCGATGTCCGCCCAGAAGTCGAAAGAGGAATACCCCTGGTCGCCGCCGCCGAGGCTCGGAGCTGGATCCTGGAATAGCGCTGCTTGCGACGATTCGTAGACGGGCTGCTTTTCGAGGGCGTCGCCAGTGTAGGTGCGCATCACCATCGACCCGATCGCTTCTGACACGAGCTTGACAGCGCGCGCCACGGCGGGGATGTAGACGGCTCGGGGGATGTCGCCGCCCGCCCAACTCCGAGACCATTCGGTGACGCCGAGCGATGACAGCATCCCGAGATCCCACGAGCCCGGCGATTGGACGATCCATGATGACTGCGTCTGGACGTGCTCGTTGCCATCCGACGTTTGGAGGATCACGCCGCCGCTCCGACCAACGCGTCGAGTTGCGTAACGCTCATCGTGGCGACGGGTTGCCGCATGATGACGCGGTTGAGAGGAATCTCTAGCGTGACGCCTGGTTTGGCACGATCCGGCTTGGTCGTGTTGTCGCTCATCACGATCCTGGCGCGGTCCATCAAGAGATGACCAGCCCTCTCGCCGACGATCCACCCCTCCACGGTGACGTCGCCAGCGGGGACGCCTTCATGCAGCACCGTCACGAGGGCATGCTGCGGCTCCGCCACTGCTGGCGGAGGATGGATCCACCCCCACTTCAATCGAACAAGCCTCGTTCCGCGGCGAGACGCTCTAACTCGTCGAAGTCGTAGCTCGCGGCGCCGCCACCCGAGTCTCCGCTCACAGCACGGTCATACGCGACGACGGCAGCGACAGCGAGGTCGATCTTCCGCGGCGAGTTCCGACCATCCTTCGTGATGTAGGCGCCGTCGGGAGTCTCCTTCACGACCGCGTTCGCCAGGTGACGGGCGAGACGAGGATCTCCATCATGCGAGAGTTGGCCGTTCGTGACTGCGGTGTAGAACTTCGAACAGGCGGCGCTCATCATCGCCCGCTTGTTCGTCTCGAACATGACGACGGGCGGCGACCCATACCGATCCGACCAGTCGTCGACCTCCCGATGCCACCCCGGCGGGTCACAAGCGAGTTCGCGGACACTCCACCGCGCCATCGCAGCGTCGACAGCCCGTTCGACGTCCTGGCGTGGGACACGCCACTCGCCACGCGTCGCCGGACGCTCCCAAGCGTCGACGACGAAAAGGTAGCCATCGAGGGTGCAGCCGACGAGGGCCGTCGAATCGTTGTTATAGCTTCCGTCGAAGCCGAGCACGACCTCGCTTCCATCCGCCGGCCAGCCCGATGCAGATTCGCATGACCGCCACGCGTCGGCTGGCAACCAATGCGTCTGCCCCGCAGCCCACACACATCCATGCAACTGGAGCACCTCGGCATCCGTCAACTCGGGATCCTCAGCCTGCCGCTCCAAATACTCCTCTGTGATCCACGACGCGGGATTCGCCAGCTTCATCGCCTCGACGTCATGCGGATCAGTCGTCGGCGCCTCATGGTTATAGACCAGCATCCTGGCTGAATGGAGCCGAGCGATCTTCAACCCCGGCTCCTCCTCCACCTGGCCACGCTCCGCCGACTGGTCGATCATCCGCCCCAAGATCGAGTCTTCCCTGTCACGAGCCTCGCCGGCCGTCGTGATCGTGAACACCTGCGGCGCCTTCCGAGCCCCACCACCAGACGTCAACGCCGCATACGCTCGGCGAAGACTCGGCGTCGTCCACTGCGCGAGCTCATCACAGATCACCAGGCTCGGGTTATAGCCATGCAGTTTCCCCGGATCCGACGAAAGGCGGATGATCTTCCCGCCGCCATCCTCCCGCGCGATCTCGCCGATATAGTCCCGCACCCGACACAACTCGGACAGGACGGGGCTCTTGCGGATGAACGTCGCCGTCGCGTCGTAGAGGCGACCAGCCTGCTTGTCGGATGACGCGCTCAGGAGGATCTCCGGCGACCCATCCTCGGTCAAAAGGCGATAGACGGCGTACGCGGCGAGCAGCGCGGTTTTCCCATTCTTGCGCGGCATGATGATCACGATCGACCGCCAATAGAGGTCACCATCTTCCGTGTAGGCGAGCGCCTCGCCGAACATCCGGCGCTGGAATGGCTCGAGGACCAGCGGCAACCCGTCCCACTCGTCGACGCTCTGGATGAGATGTTCCTCGCAGAACGAGGCGAAGTGGTCAGCCTCAGACTCGAACGCGTATTCGGCCCACGGCGCCGCAGCGACCGTGCTCATGGAGGCGTACAACTCAAGGCGCAGTCATGGCTCACGACGAGATACCGGAACGTGCTCGGGAACGTCGTCTCGCTCTTCGTGCCATCCGCATGGTCGACTTCCAGCTCATACGTCGAGTCGGCCGCCTTCGGATTCGTCTTGTATAACACGAACCGATCCGACGGCAACACCGCGACGTCGACCTCCACCTTCGGCTGATAGTCATAGAAGACGCGGATGTTGCGGTGATGATCCGACCCCGTCGATGCCGCCGACGCCGACACCGCCCACACCGCAGCCACGACAACGCCAGCCAAGAGGACCATCCGCCTCACGCGTACCACTTCTCAAGATTCCGGAAGGCGGTTCGGATCCGCGCGACGCTCTCTTGGACGTCGTAGACCTTCATCCAGTCGAGCGCCTCCAAGAGCAGGTCATCCGCCCGAGAATGCGCACACTCGACATCCGCGACCCCGACCAGCGCCTCCATCTCCTCCGCGATCTGCTCCAGCTTTCGGACCGGCGTGATGCTCGCCATCAACTCGCGGCTCGCAACTTCCGAGGCGTCCGCGGCGACTCGCCCACCTTCGCCGTCGCAACCGCCTTGACATCCGGACCACGCCGACCCTTCGCCCCCAACGCAGACCCAAGCCGCATAACCTCAACCTCCGTCTCCCGCAACAGCTTCACCAACGGATGCTCGATCAACTGCCCCATCGACCCCTCAGACAAGAGCGGCCCGCCCTGCCGATCCCACTCCGCCTTGATCGCCTCCAACCGCTGCTGCGCCTGCTCATACACCGCCTGGAGCTCCGAAAAAACGTTCGCCGCCAAAACTCAGACCTCGACTCTTGTCCGCGGGTGGCTTGCGGCGGGGGCGTTGGATGGCGTTCGATGGCCCACCCCCCCGTCGATTCGGCCGTGACAGGATCGACATAGGGCGTGGTAAATATTTTCTGCGCTGTTGCCGTGGTGTCCGCCGCCTACGAGGTGGGTGGTGGTGGCTGTGCCTGTGCAGCCTGGGAGTTGGGCTTCGCATTGGCCGCCGGCTTCGAGGATGACCTGCTTCGAAAAGCGGCGCCATGCCATCGTGTTGCGTCCGTCGCGGTGGCGGCGGTGGGTGCGGCGTTGTTCGGCGTGGGTGTGGGTGGTGGTGGGGTGGATGGCGCAGTAGCTGCCGGGGTTGATGAGGCAGCCGCATGGTGCGATTCGGAGGGTCACGCTGTTTTTGGGGTGGGGCTTAGGTAAACCGGGTGGGGTTACGCCGCTGGGTGCGGTTATGCCTGGCCTAAGCCGACGGTTGGGAGTATGGCATATGGGGTCGGATGGTGCCAACTACTCTCCGCCAGGTTGTGTGGCTTAGCGGATGGTGTGGTGGGGGCTGGTGCCGGGTATGGCGCCGGTGACGTTCCGGCCGATGGCGGGGATGCCTCGGAGTTGGTGGGCGTCGCCGCCGGCGCTGCCAGCGAGGATGGGTTCCGGAGTTGAGGGTGGGGTGATGGTTGGGGGTTTGGTGTAGCGGGCGAGGTGGCGGGGGACGTGGTCGACGCGGCGAGCAGGCATGGCTAGCAGGTGACGGGGCTGGGTGGGGTGTAGTAGTCGGCGAGATCGGATTGGCCGACGCCGAAGACGGCTTCGTGGATCCGCCACGGGTAGTGGCAGATGAGGCGTGGACTGAGGAGTCCGTCGCCGTTGTCCCAGTAGCCGGTGAATCCGGTGGGAGTTTCGGGGGCGGTGTAGAACTGGACGAACTGGTTGGTGGCGTAGTGGAGGTTCGTGTTGTAGTTGGGGAATTCGAGGGTGTTGGTGACGCCGAGGTGCCATGTTCCGCCGGCTTTGTATTGGGCTTTGAAGGCGATTCGCCAGGGTTCGCCGCAGTAGATGTTGAAGCCGTTTCCTTGGTCGGCGGTGACGCCGAGGATCCAGTTTGTGCCGTCGTCGCTGGCGAAGGTGTAGGTGAATTGGTGGGTGACGGTGCAGCTGGCGGTGGCTTCGGCTGGTGTGGTGCTGAAGAGGATTCCAGCGGGTAGGCCGAGGATGAAGCAGGTGGTGAGGATGCGTCTCATGTGGTTCTCCTTGCGTGGTGGTGGGGTTGGAGCGGCAGCGTGTCGACTTCTTGTTTCGCGCAGCGGCTGCATGTCTTCCATTGGATCGCGTCGCCGGCCCAGGGTCGGGCTTGGAGCGACCCTTCGGGTTTCCATTGGTGGTGGCAGGTTGTCCAGTCGGCGAGGGCTTCTTCTCGGGTGGTGGCGTGGTAGCCGGGTTGGGGTGTGGCTGCGAGGCTGTGGATGCTGTAGTCGGTGAGGGGGTGGTGTTTCTGTTCGGTAAGGCGTTTGCGGAGTTTCTGGCCTTGGGGGCACCAGCGGCAGGGTGCGCTGCCGCGGCTCGTCGCGTCGGGGTGGATGCCGGCGAGTTCGACGATGCCTTGGTCGTGGCAGTAGTCGCAGCTCATGGGATGGGTTTGGTGGCGTGGCCGATCCACGACGGGTCGAGTTCAGCGATGTACCCGGGGGCGGGGTCTTTCTGTTTCTGAGCGCGGGAGCCGCCGTTTTCGGCGGCGTGCTCGCGCGCGTTCTCTTCTTCTCTCTTCTTAAGAGAGTACGTAGTACTCTCTTTCTCCTCTAGGCCACCATTTGGTGCCGCTTTGGTGGTGGAAAGCGTGAGGAAACCCGCTAGAACAAGACGGTCGAGCGAACTTTTGTGAGCTTTTGACTGGCTTTTCAGCCACCTTTCGTCGGCTTTTAGTCGACCGTTGCCGTACCTTTGGGTGAGCATCCAGATGGTGATCAGGAGCTTTGTGTCGGGTGTTGAGAGGTCTAGCCAGGCGTCGTTTCCGAGTAGGTCGGTGTGGAGTCTGAGCCAGGGGAGGTTGGGTCGGTCGCTGCGGGGTTGGAAGCGTTCCCAGCTCTTGACGTAGATGTAGAGGGGTTCGTTCATGGGAGGTCGACGCCGAGTCGGCGGCGGGCTCGTTCTTCGCGGCGTCGGCGGTTGTAGCGGTCTTTCCATGTTTCGCCGGGGATGCTGATTGGGCGGGCTCCGCTGCACCAGGGGCAGCCTTGGAGGACGGGGATGGGGATGTATGGTTGGCCGCAGGTGAGGCAGGTGGGGTACGTCATGTGGTGCCGTGGAGGCGTTGGTGTGCTGTGTGGCATCGGGTGCCGCAATACGCGGCGGTGGGTGTGGTGAGTTGGCGGTAGCAGCAGCGGCAGAGGTTGTGGTTGGGTGGGTGGAGCGTTTCGCCTTCGCCGTTTTGGCGTTTGATTCGGAAGGCTTTGCGCGGCATTAGGCGGCTCCTTCTGACCAGGCGCGCTGGTTTTGTTGGCGGCCGGCGAGGGCGATGAGGATCGCGTCGGCGTGGTGCTCGCTGAGCGTCGTGTTGGCTCGCGGAGCGGTGAACGCTCTTGTTGCGTAGAGCCAGTCGAGCGCTTTCTCGATTGCCGCCTGTTTGGTGAGGCGTGCCGGTAATCCGAGCTCGCGGCGCCAAGCTTGAGCGTCGAGCGCGGTGACGGAGGCGACGCCGGGGACGCTGCCGACGATCGCGCCGAACATCGCCCACAAGGGGCGGACCGCGAAGCGACCCATCGGCTGTTCGACGATGACGAGGTTGACGGGGTGGCCGTCCGTGTCGGCGCAGATGCGGCGTGTCGCCATCCTGGCTTCGTAGTAGCGGCGTAGCGGGTCTGGGCTTTCGGGGATCGGTTCGTGGCGGAGGACGATGGGTGGTTCGCCGTTTCCGTGTTCGAGGGGGATGAGCGCGGCGTGGATGGCTCGGGTTGAGAAGTCGACGCCGGCGATCACTTGTTGGCCCCAACTATTGGTGGGGTTGGCATTCCCATTGGTACCAGTGGTAGCCGTCGCCTTGGAAGATGAGGTGCGCGGCGATGAGTTGGCCGTGTGGGTGGCGTGGCCCGGTGTGGATGCCGTAGCGGCGGAAATAGCTGCGCCACGACGCGGAGAGTTGGGGGACGCCGAGGTATTGGCCGTTCCTGGCCCAGGGTTGGTAGTTGGATTCGCAGCGGAAGACTTGGCGGGCCTGGGTGTACCGTTTCGGGAAGACGTGTTTGATGTCGCGCCATACCGCTAGCTGAGTCGCTGAGAGGCCAGCGAGCGCGGCTTGTGGGGTGGCGAGTAGTAGGAGCAGGGTGAGTGTCGGGATGGCTCGTTTCAGATCACCGTTCCTTTCACTGGTTGTCCCCCGAGCCCTTCGAGGGTTGGACTATGGACCCGGTTTTGCCGGTGGGCCAGGTGCGGAGGCAGCCGTTGCAGCGTTGTTGGCTGCGTTCGTCGTAGTGGCCAGGGATGGTGGTGACGGGTTGGACTTTCCGGCAGGTGGCGCAGTATGCGTAGCGGGGTTGGGATGCGATGGGTAGGGGTTCTTCGGGTGGGTAGATGCGGATGTGGAGGCCGGTGGAGTGGTTCGCTTCCCATCGGAAGTGGCGGCCGTAGTCGTCGGTCTCGGGGTATTCGGCCGCGCAGTTAGGCAACGCGTGGCCCTTCCGCCGCGACGGGCTTGAGTTCCGCGTCGGTGTACCACCCCTCGCCCTGCGTGTACGGCTCCGGGGCGGGTGGGCTGGGCGTCATGTTGCCCCAGTTCCGCCACGCGACGGGGCCATGCCACTTCTTCGTCATGCTGCCTCCTTTGGGATGCGACTGGTGCTCGCGTGGCCAGTCACGCGCCGATCTCCACGGTTTCGAGCGACTCATCTCCCCAGTAAGACCAGCCGAATCGGGCACGACGAGCGAACAGTTCGAGGTAG